AGATCCTCGGTCCTGCCGACCAGTGCACGCTGAAGTGCCGAGGCATTGATGTCCCAGCCAACCTCACCGATAAGAGCAAGCTCCAAGGCTGTGCCATCGGCGGCAGCCTTGACAACAACGCCAGACATTCAATTAAGACAGCTTCGAGCTTCAGTCTACGGATTACTGATAGCTGGACTTGTCGCTACTGACTGCTGAGATAGTGCAGGCTCGGGCAACCCAAGACGACGACGCAATGCCACCTCATAGGCAATCTGCGCCCAGGTGCTTTCCAGATCCGTGCCGTACAGCTCCGCCATCTGATCCGACGTGCTCTGCAGACCCATCTCTTGCGCGTCCTTGTAAGCCTTCATCTCCTTCGCCGGGTCCACCCAGCTCCAGGTGCGGGCCTGCCACCGTGGCGACGTGTAAAGCTCCGGCTCGTTCCAGTAGTTGCCGAACAGCTCAACCGGCAGCACTCCCGCCAGTGCCGCAGCAGGCACCCACTCCTCAAACACCCGCTGATGGAACTGCTGAATGAAGATTGACTGCGCGACCCTGTACCAGTCGCGGATCTCCAACTTCTCCTCACGCATGGAGCTGTAGTTCGCGTCTGAATGATCGCCGCTGATCGCCGAATAGCTCGCGGTGAAGCCCGTCGAGAACCGCCGCAACATCGTCTTCAGGACGATTTCATACTGGCCATCGTCAGGCCCCAGGTTCGGCGGCACCGGGTGCTCATCCGGCAGCAGCTCGATCCACTCGCCCGGCTGCGAGTTTGACAGCACTTCGCCAGTGGCGGGCATCTTCTCGTCGATCATCGACGATGACGGCGAGCCGTTGACATCCTCGTCGGTCTTCTTCTCGATGAAGCCGAGGATGTTGTTAGCAATCCTCTTGCGGGTCCAGTGGCTCTTCTCGTACTCGTTCAGGTTGTGAATCGTCGTCAGGACAGGCGCAAGATGCGGGATCTCCCGTAGCTGGCCGATCTCCTCTGGGATAAAGACATGGATCAGGTCGCGAGCGTCAACGAAAATATGCTTCGGCTCCACGCTCCTCGGATCACCAGGATCATTGTTCCCCGGATGCTTGCGCAGCACCGCATAGCGCGTCACCCGGCCGCCACGTCGATCGTTCGTCTCCACGCCCATCCGCCAGAAGTGGCCCGGCCGATCAGACGCGCCGGTGTAGTCCACGTCCAGCTGGTCCACACTCAGCAGCTCAAAGCACAACTGCTCAGCATTCGGGTTACCTGTCGCCGACTCACGGATAATGCGCACCATCGCGCCACCATGGCTGCCGAACGCACCGGCAATCATCAGCTCAAACTGATGGAATGAATACCGGCCGGCAAGATCGAAGTTGTCCGCCTTGCAGAACTGCCGCCACTTCGCCTCCAGGATCTGATTACGCTCCTCGTCTCGCTCAATCGCCGCCTGAGCCAGAATCAGCCGATCAAGCGCTGCGTCAAGCTCTGGCCCGCTGCGGCCACGCGCCAGCAGCGCTGCGATCTGCTGCGCCGACTCCGCCCGCGCACGGCCCGCCGCTGGATTGCTCCGGCCACCCAGCGGGATCTGCCCGCGCATCTGCACACCACGGGCGCCCACGATATTGATCTGCAGGCTGCGGATCGCTCGCCTCGCATACGGGTTCAGCAGCGCCTGATAACGGGCCTTCGCGCGGATCTCCTTCAACCCACCGCGCAACATGGACTGCGGGTCCATGTAGACCGCCGGCATGTCACCCAGCAGCCTGCCGCCGAGAAACTGCGACAGCCCACTAGCGCGAACACGCCTCGCGCGTGGACCGGGGCCAGCGTTCCAGACCCGTTCGGCAAGCTGCTTAGCTCGGCTGAAAATGCTCATTGGAACGCAACGCGGATTTTCCGGCTCACAGCAGAACCGCTATTCAGCGCCTCGGCGCGGCGCTGTTGCATCACCTCAGCTTTCAGCCGATCACGCCATTTGATCAGCTCCGCAAGATCAGCCCGCCGGAACCTACGCTCGCCGATCTGATAGTCCTGCGCACCACCCACCAGGACGCGGATGGCCTCCTCGACGGCGGCAAGGTCTTTCTCGGTCTGGCTGCGATCATCAAACGCTCCAGCAGTGCCGCTGAATGCCAATGTCCGACGTACCGCCAGGCTGCCGCGTCGCACCGTCTGCGGCTGGCCATTGACCGTCGCCACCACCTGCAGCACCCAGTTGCCCGGATCCATCGCGGCCGTCACCTGGGCGCTCAGCGTGACCGTCCAGCCCTGCGCCGCAAGCTGCGCCGAGGACTGCACACCATCACCCGCGCCGGCACCACGGAGCCATACCGTCACGGCGCTAGCGCCTTCCGGCACGCCATCCTCAATCCACTCAACCCAATCGCCCTGATACAGCTCTGTCGGTTGTCCCATCAGTATCGAAGGCTGAAATTACGACGCCGGGTTTGTGGTGTCTGCTGCGCGGACTCCTCATCAGAGGCTAGGGAGGGTTTGGGCCTAGAAAGTGCCAGCTGCCGCTCCAGCTGATCCCACATCGTCGCGCGGTTGTAGCGACGGCTGAACAGCTGCAGCGCCGCATAGGCATAGCGGGTGCAGTCGCCGCCTTCGTCATGCTCGCCCTGCGGCAATGTCCAGTCGTAATGCGTGAAGCCCTTGACCATCTTCGGCTTGCGCTTCCACGGGAACAACTCCGCTAAGAACTGATCCGTCGCCGCTTCGCCAAGGTGCAGGTAGCCGGGGCCTGGCGTCTCGTTGCGGAGCCGGCCCTGCAGGTGGCTGATGCTGGTGTCGGTCCCGATCGGATACAGCAGCACCGAGCGCTTCTGCACCGACTGATTCTTGCGGTTCACGTCCACAGCTGTGCCCTTGCCGATGATTGCCTTCCCGCGCTGACTGCTGCCCTTCACCGGCACCCACTTCTGACGTGTGCGGCAGTATTCGCGGACCTTGTGCGTCGCGTGGCCACCGTCATCAATGGCGCCCTGTGCGATCTGCAGGCTGCAGCCGTCGTCGCGTTGCCATGGCGTCTCGCTGATCCGGTCCAGCTGCTCCCACACCTCGTCCGCCTGCGGGTCGCCGTGGATCTCGAAGTGGCCCAGGTGCCAGCCCTCCTCACCGTGCCCCCAGCCCCATAGCGTCACGACCAGCCGCTCACCGATCGATCCGCCACCGCCCTGCACATCGACGCCAGCGGTGATGACCAGCACGCCATCCGGGACGCTGCCGACCGGGTAGCCGTTGCCAGTGGCTGTGTCCTGCCGTCGCTTGGCCAGGCCCTCAGCATTGAATTGATTCTCGATCGCGTCACGCCAAGGCTGAGCGGCTCTTTTGTTGACCCAGCCCTTGAGCAGAATCCGATCAGTCTGCGCCCTGACAAACTGATCGCGGATCTCTCCCCAGCTGATCCATCCCAGCGGCGCATACCAGCCGGGCAGGTGGAACCCAGCAGTCATCCCGTCGCCCGCAGCTGTCGGCACCCAAACGCCCTCCGGCAAAAACCGCGCCTTGTGGCGCTCCTCAAAGCGCTCGCCGCAGTGGATGCACTCATACAGCACCTCGGCATCGGGTCGCTCCCATTTGAACTGGGACCACACCAGATGCTGCCGGCCTCCGCAGGCCGGACAGGGAACGTGATACTGGCGCCGATCAGATCGTGTCTCGAACTCCTTCGTCACCCGGCACGCGCCGTCCTCGCCAGGTGTGCTGGTGATCAGCGTCTTGCCGTTGCGGAAGTTGGCGGTCCGGGCCTCGAAGTTCTCCAGCGGGTCGCCCTTGTCGTCCATCTCCAGCGGGTAGCTGGACACCTCATCAGCGAACAGGTTCGCCGCTGGCATGGACTGGCCGGCACTAGCGCTATTCGCGCCAGTCAGCACGAACAGGCCACCGGGGAACAGTTTCATGAACGCGGTGTTGCCGCTGTCCCTGGCCCTGGGCGGTGGAATCCGCTCCGCAATGACTGGAGTGTCCCTGATGAACGGCTCCAGGCGCTGACGATTGAGGCGCTTCGCCATCTCAATCGTCGGCTGCGCCAGCAGCGTCGGCGCCGGCCGCCAGTGGATGATGTACCCCAACCAGTTCAAGCCGACTTCCGTTTTTCCGAGCTGGCTGCCGAACATCAGCACCACGCGCCGGATCCTGCTGCTGGCACTCAGACAGTCCATCGGCTCGCGCAAATACGGCGTCCGGCTGGTGCGCCACGGCCCAGGCTCTGGGCAGCCAATCGCGCTCAGTACCCGGTACTTCTCGGCCCAGTCGCTGACGGTGCCGGTCAGCTCCGGCCGCAGGCCCTCCAGGAAAGCCTGCCGGTAGGCCAATGCCGCATCAGCCATCGGCCAGCACCCGCAAGGCGGTCAGCATCTCGGCCTCCAGTCGCTGCTCAATCTCAAACGGATCCATCAATGCCGCAAGATCCGCGCTGATCCTGGGGATGATGCCGAGCATGCCTTCCCGCACAGACTTTGCCAGCGCGAACGCCTCGCGCTCCATCGCCTTGATTGAGCCAACTTCATTCCGGGCCTGAAGCGCAGCGATCTTGTGCTTCTCCGCCAGGTAGTGCTCTTTCCTCGCCTCACTCTCAATGATCGGCGGGATCGCATCCTCCGGCAGGCGCATCACCAGATTCAGCAGCTGCTCATCGGTCGGCATCGCGACCGGCGGCTCTGGTTCATTCCTGGGCTTGGGCGAAGGGCCGCCACGGCGACGCTTGGTGTTCCTCTCCCACAGCTCATCGGCCTTCTCTGAGTCGATCATCACCTTGCCGCCCACGATCACCTCAGCGGCCTTGATTCGCCCATCCTTCCTAGCGGTGCTAACAGCAGCATCACTGCAGCCTCGGAGCAAGGCGTACTCCTTCTGCGTGACCAGCGGCATTGGCTTAAGTTAAGCGCCCTGGCTTAAGTTAAGGAGCCGTGGCCCGTCGTTGATGGGGTGGGGGGACTTTTTGACCCTTTGGCGGACTGATTAAGTGGGTTCAAGGCCTGACGGTGGCTGC